ACGAAATAGATGAAACCGAACTTGGCGTAGGATTGGCAGAAATTGGTCCATCAATTATTGGCGCAACTATTAAAGGTCCGGCATTTCAACCTACGAGTGTAGATTACTGGCCCGACTTTGTTGCCAAATTCGGTGATCAAGATGAAAAGAAATTGGGAGTTTATGCTGTAAGGCTTGGTCTTAGAAGATTGGCCAATATCAATATGGTAAGAATACTTGGTCCTGATGGCACATCACATACCAATGGAAATGACATTGCTCCTGGATTTAAAGTAGATAATGCTTGGGCAATTAAATTTGACACACCTTCTCTTGAAGAAGATGCCATGGCCATCATTCACACATCAGCCTCTTATCACGCCATTGTGACAGATCTAAGTGGTGGTAAGTTTTATCTGGAAATGAAAGATAGCACAGGAACAACCGTAACAGAATCAACTGCATCGTTTAACTCTGGTTCTGAAGATTACATTCTTAATGCATTCAACGACGATCCAACATTATATCACGATAGTAACTATGGCTATTACGTCCATAAGGTGTACCAACACAACTATAAAAACCTTGCTGCCGATCCTGTGTGGACATCACAATCATGGGGCGCAACATTTGGAGACTATACATACGGATACAAATCAGGATCTACCACATGGATTCAATCACAACCATTCGGTAGCACAACATATAACTTGTTCAAGGTTCACACAATTGGAGATGGCGACAATGAAAACACAAGCATTAAAGCAACAATCTCTAATGTAAGACCCTCTGTTTCTCCTGATACAAATCCTTATGGTACGTTCGATTTGATCGTGCGCAAATATAGCGACAACGATGCTAACATGCAAATTTTGGAACAGTTTTCCAACCTGAGTTTAGACGACACTTCTGCTAACTACATTGCCAAAAGAGTTGGCGATTGGCACGAAGAATATGACACAGCCAATAAAAAGTTCGTTCCGTTTGGTAAATACGTAAACAAGTCACAATATATTTGGATTGAACTAACAGGGAGCGCATTGCCAAACACAGCAGTTCCTTGGGGCTTTGGCGGTTATGGAAAGATGTCTGCATCTATCCCTACACTTCCCTATACCTACGATCTTAAAAACACAAAGGGAATTTACTCTTCAAGAATCGCTTGGGGAATTCAATTCAATTCTTCATCAATTGGCAATAGATTAAGTGGTCGTCCTTCTGGAAAAGCTGATACAGATACAGATGCTACATTCTCTTTGAAGCACGTTTCGGGTAGCTCGGCAGAAACGTATGCATACAATACTGCGTGGACAGGAACGCTTCCCACAACATCGTTTGCTCCATATGCCAGGTTTAGCGTTGGGTTTGAAAGAGGATGGGATGGTTGGGATATTCACATGAACGACCCCATTGACAACACACTTCTTGGCGATACAGCAACATATTCGTCAGCATCGTGGACCGCACGAAATGCCTTTAGAAGAGGTGTCGATGTTCTGTCAAATCCTGACGAGGTAGATACCAACCTTCTGGTTATTCCTGGTGTGTATCACAGCTTCGTGACAGACTACGCTGTTGAAATGGCAGAAGATAGAACGGACCTATTCTATGTCATGGCCATCTCAGGCAACACCGTTGATGATGTCATTAACTACGTGGCTGGCAGAGACTTGGACACATCTTATGCAGGGTGTTATTACCCACAGGTTCTAATCGAAGATACGAAGAACAACAAGAGGGTGTTTGTTGATCCTACCACAATCATGCCATACGTATATGGAATGAACGATTCCATTGGACAACCATACTACGCTCCTGCTGGATTCAATAGAGCGCTTCTTGACGGTGTAATCTATGGCGTAAAAGACAGGCTCAACAAAACAGATCGCGATGATCTCTACCGCAACAGGATTAACCCCATTGTGAAATTCAAAGAAGGGTTTACTGTTTGGGGTCAAAAAACATTGCAGGTTAAAGAGACAGCCTTGACGCGCATCAATATTAGAAGGCTTCTTATTCATGTCAAGAAAGCCATTGCTTCGCTTTCAAGGTATCTTGTATTTGAACAAAACGCTGCAATTACATGGCAGAAATTTGAGAATCAAGCAAGGCCCATCATGGATGGTTTGGTTTCTACCTATGGAATTAAAAACTACAAGTTGCAAATGAATGAAAAGACTGTGACACCAGAAATGGAAGAGCGCAACATCATGCCAGGAAAGATTGAGTTTGTACCTTACAGAGTCGCAGAAATCATTCCTTTGGACTTCATCTTGTCAGAAAATGGAGCATCCTTTGAATCATAAAAAGAATGGTTTTTATGAATGAATTATAATTAAAGAGGAGATAAGAAAACAATGGTTGAACAATTAGACATTCAAGGCCTGCTAGGTATTCGTTCTGAACCAAAGCGTAAGTTCAGGTGGATTTTGAATATTGAAGGCATTGACCTTTTCATGTTAAGATCAGCAGCAAGGCCACAGGTTACGTTTTCTGAGACGCTTGTTCCCTATCTGAACATCACAAGAAAATATGCTGGTAGACCAGAGTGGGCAACTCTTCCTGTTACGCTGATCGATTATATTGCTCCTTCGTCAGCGCAAAAGATGTGGGAAAAGATTCGCAAGATTTATGATTCAGCTACAGGAACAATGGGCTATCCAGAATTTTATCAAGAAGACATTACATTGAAAATGGTTTCACCTGTTGGTGAGACTGTCGAGAAATGGATCCTTAAAGATGCTTGGTTCTCTGAAATTAACTTCAATGAACTAGACATGAGCACCGAAGACCCTGCCGACATTAGTTTTAACATTTCGTACAATTGGGCCATCTTAGAATTCTAGAATAAAATCAAACACTTAGCGCAAGTTATCAAAACATATTAACCATACAGCAATTTGAAAAATTGCCCAATGTGTGGTATAATTACGTCATGGGATCGTACCAAAGAGTATCGATACAGGATAAATTAAAGATAATCACAGAGCGTAAAAACAATACCGTCTCCGTAATTGATCAGTGCGAACAATACAAAGTAAGTCCACAGGCTATTCATTACATTGTTAAACACATGACCAAAATTATTGCTCAACATTATCGAACACTAATCAAGGAACAGCAAATATTGCACTCTTACGCTATTGGCAATTGTAGCGTATCACACATAGCTAAAAAATATAAAACATCTAAAGGCAACGTCACAAAAATATTACAACAGAACAATGTGCAGAAACGATCAGCACAATCATTGCAAGAAAAAATAATATATGATTATGAGACACAAGAGTTATCTGCCCCACAAATATCAAAAATATATGGAATTGGAACAACCTCTGTCTATAGAACGTTGCAACGAAGCGGAATTCCCAGAAAAACGCTATCAGAAGCAAATCGAAAATATGACATGTCATTTAAAGAATTTGAGATGCGCCCAACATCACGAGCATGGTATTGTCTTGGAATGATCATGGCAGATGGCAATATACACATATCTCCAAACAATGTTCCGATTATAGACATAACATTACAAGAGAGCGATTATCCACATCTTGAAAAAATCAAACAAGTTTTCCACACACAAAGACCGCTACACTACAAACGAAAACAAAAAGCCTTTAGTTTGCGCTTTAACGCAACAAAATATGGCGCATTGTTAAATAGCTATGGAATATATCCGTGCAAATCTTCGCATAATTGCGAGGCAATGAATGGCGCTCAAAACAATAGACATTTTTGGAGAGGTGTGATCGATGGAGACGGAAGCTTATTTATTAAGCAAACAGGAAAAGAATATAAGGGCAAAAAATACTATACACCCATTATAAATTTATGCGGATCCCATGCTTTGTGTCAACAGCTAAAAAGCTATGCACACCAACATGTTGCGATACGATCCAAGGCCCAAGTATCAAAACATGGCAATATTTTCCGAATAGCATTCTCAGGAAAAAACGCCTATCATGTCATCAAACATCTTTACCAAAATCACACAATATCCATGGATCGAAAACAAAAGATGGCAGATCACATTTTAAGTGCATATAAAGAGAAATACGAATAATTATATATATAATGCCACACAAAATCATCAACATAAATCCCTTATTTGAATCTAAAAATCCTAGAAAGAAATTAGATGAAAGTATATTTTCACATTTGATTACCGGCATTGTTGCATTCCTATTTGGAAAAAAATCAGGAATTAAGGTTCAGGGCGATAAGCAAAACATCGAAAAATTTAATAGCGCACTCAAAAAAATTAAGCATGATATGGATCATAAAGTCTTGGGTGCTGATGCTGATAAAATAAGGCAAATGGCCAAAAACTATAAAGTCCAAATTGTCAAGCAATAGTTTTTTCTTTTCTTACATTACAAGTAATTAATATGATATGGTCAAAAAGCGCACAACACCACAAGGATATTCCGTTCATAGTAGCGAAAAATCCTTTGGCGGTGATTCCAAATCTTCGGCCCAAAAATCTATAGCAGCATCTGAAGCTGAATACGTTGCCAAAACAACCAAGGCTTGGGAAGAAGCACGTTCTGCCAAAAAGAAATATTATAGCGAAAGCGGTACAGATCCCATCAATAAAACTCTTGGCCTCTTCGATAGAATGACAAGTGCCATTAAGCAAGTTGGCAAAGATTATAAAACACTCGGAAAAGATTTTAAGAAGTTGCAGAAAGATGCTGCCAAATCTCAAAAAGAGTATCTTACCGTTGCACAAGAACTTAACGCCATTTTAAAAAAGAAGAAGAGTTTAGAAGTAGAAGCTGCCAAAGGCAAAAAAGGAAGCCTTGAAGCTTTAGCAGCCACGCAAACCAAAGAAGAAAAGCTACTTAAAATTCTGCATCAGAAAAATAAGACATATGAAAAGTCCGACAAAGCATTAAAGGAACACAACAAGGCTGTTACTAAATATGGATCTCGATGGGGCATGGTACTAAAGGGCGTCACAAGTGTTGGTGCTGCGCTAGCTGGTGCTGCTGCTGTTGTCACAGGGGTTCTCATGGCAGGACTTTCATCGGTCGTAAATGTGATAAAAAAAGCAGCAACAGAATGGCACGAATTCTTTGAAAGATACAATTTAAACATGATTCAGGCTGGTCAGACACTAAGGGATCAAATTGGTCCCAACGGTGCCATGATGAAAGGCATGAAAAAAATGGCAGGCTTTTCTTTCTGGAAAGG